TTCGCTTTCTCCGACAATCATATATTCTTTACCTGTTTCTTCATCTTTTAGGTGGGTGTTTCCTTTGTCGTCTTTTGTTACAACAATATTATCATCCGGTCCCATCAATTGAAAAACTCTAAGAATTTCTTCATCGTCGTCAACGTCAGTAAGGTCAATGGTATCTTCTTCGTCGTCCATATCGTCGTCGTCCATATCTTCCATATCCTCGTCGTCCATATCGTCTTCGTCGTCCATATCCATATCAATGTTATCCATATCTGTATCATCACCTTCTTCGTCAGAATCTAAATCACCCATTTCAATATCGGCGATATCCTCTGAACCTTCCGGTTCTTCAACATCAATGTCAGTGTTAATCTCATCATCATCTTGTTCAGTTAGAGATTCTTTTACTAGTTCTTTGATTTCTTGCGACATTGTCGAAGCAAGTATTCCTTTTGCATTTTCAGCTACCGCCTCTTCCAAATTTTTCATTTGGATGATAGCTTCTTCAACTAAAGATTTTTCTTTTGCCATTTGTGTTTACGTTATTTTAATATATAAATATCTCCCATTATGAAAAAAGTTTAATTTTTACTAATTTCATAACAGGTTTTTATTATTACCATAAATATTACCAAAAAAATAAAAGCACAAAAAAAGGAGACATTTCTGTCCCCTTATTAATTATTGAATATAAATCTTATTCTATCACTTCATCAATTTTACTTTCAACAATTGCTGTGATTCTCCACTCCATAGTGTAGTTTTCAAAAATCTTAGTAACTTTTGCCTCTACATCTGTAGGGTTGTAACCACTAACTAATTTTTCTTCTCTTTTAACTTTAACTTTACCTGACTCGTTATCCACGGTTTCTACGGCAATTTTTGCAATGAAATACTTTTCGTCCATACTTTTTTTTAATTTAGATTAATATCCTAAATAATCGTTTAATTTTTTCATTAAGTCAAGAGATTTGTTACCATTTTCCCCAACTTGTCTCTCAACTTTCATTTTATTTTCTTCTTCAAGATTTTCTTCGTAGTTAAATCTATCCTCAGGGTTTTGGAAAAGATACGCTCCCGGAGTTGAAGGTGATGATACTAAGTCAAAACAAATTAACTCAAAGTCATCTTGTACTTCATTTTGTTCACCTACTTTTTTCAAAGACCCGACACCTCTTGATGAGATACCTAATGTCACACCTTGTCTTAGATAGTTTGCTGCTAAGTCACCTTTGGTTGAACAAACCCCACTTTCGTGGAATCCCGGAGATGTAAGTAATTTAATCTTTCCCATCAATACATTTCCTTCCCACCATACTTCGGTAATAGCGTGAGATACTCTATCTAAATCAATTAAAGACGATTCCGGGTGATTTAACTCAGAAAGAGCAATTCCCTTATTAATCATTTTTTTATAATTGTCAGCCTCTCTTTTTAATATACGTTCCGGATATATTCTACCGTTTCTATTTGGTGTATTATATTTTTGTAAAACCGCATAGAATTCAAATGGTTTTGAATGGTCTAACATTCCTTTTGATTCTTTAATGATTTCGACATTACGACCTTCTGTGGGATTAATATACCCCGCATCGTATTCAACTAATATACCTTTACCAACTTCAGTTGGGTTTAATATTTTCAAATTCATCTTAAATGTTTTATTTATAAATATTAAACATTCTCAAATTGTGTCAATTCTTTGGTATATTTGGATTTTTTGGTTAAATAAAAATTAAAAAATTCATTGTCGTTAAAATTATCTGTAAAAATTTTTGATGTGATATCTATCAACGAGTTTTTAATTTCATTATCTTTGAAATCTAAATTTGGTTGAATGATGTAAAAATTGATTTCTAAATTCATAAATGATTTCTTTCCGTATTTTAGACCACTCGACCTTAAATCTAAATCAACAATAAATTTAGTGTCAAATATTTTTTCGTTTAATGAATCATATATGGAATGTTTTATGGCTCTGCTCAGATTGAGAACTGTCCGGGTCCATTTATCACAGTCGATAATTGGTTCCACCCAAGTTTGGATGTTTAAGTAAAGTGATTTTAATTCTACGGAGTCTACTGTACCATAGATAATCTTAGCGGTTTTGAATCCGGTAATGTTGGAGGTTTTCCCCTTTTTCATTCAATTTCATAATTTCCTGTTTATTTTCAATAAAAATAGGGGAAATATTTGTAGTAGTCAAAACTTTTTTGTAGGAAGAAGATATATGTTATTATATGTTAATAGTAAAATTAGATAAACACACGACCATTGAGAAGGCTTTGAAACTTTATAAAAGTAAAGTTATCAAAACACGACAAAGTTCTGAGTTGGTAAAAAGAAAAGAATTCAAGAAACCGTCTGTAATAAAAAGAGCGGAGATTTCCAAAGCAATCCACGTTCAAAAAAAGTTTTATTCAGATAACGATTAAAGATTTTCGTTCAATCCTTTTAACTTAAAATAAGATAATTTGTCAAACTTCTCAGAAAGTACCTTAGATAAGGTCTCATCAATTCTGCTCTTTACTGAGTTATCATCTGACGATTCTTTCATATTGTTTAATTTCTCAACAACATTCTCTTTTAGAGTATTATATTTTTCAGTCAATGTAGAGTCATCTTCAGATAATAAACTAATCAGTTCTTTTTTATCAGACTCGTTTAATCCATCAATGTAGTTTTTAATAGTTTTGTTTGCAACACTTACCATAGTACTTAACGGTAATTCAATACCTTTAGTTGTGGTTGTGATAGGTAATTTTCTAAGTGTTTCAGAAATAAGTTTTTTACTTTTAATTCTTGATTCGATAGTTAAAACGTCGCTAGTGAATAAATCATCAATTTTAGAATAAGAATTTTCTACGGTAGAATTTTTAACCCACTCGTTTAATTCTTTAAGTTCCGATTTAGTTATTTTTGAAATTGATTTTTCATATAACTTAACAGACTCATTAATGAATTCGTTTACATACGATTCATTTAATCCTTTTGGTGAACTTAACTCATCGTAAAGATAAAATATTTTCGCAACATTTTTATTCTCAATAACAAGTTTTTTGAATGTTTTTAATTCATTCTTAAATGTGTTGTTTTTGTATGATTCCAATAACACATTTTCTATTTTTGATTTTAATATACCGAATTTCATAATTTGTTTTTTAATATAAATATCAATCTTTTAGAAGTTTTCCTAGTTGTGTCTCAATTTCCCCTAAAGAATTTTTTCCTTTGGATAAATCAATGTAAGATTCTTCCTCAATCATTGACCCTCTTTCCACTAATATTTTTAAGTTATCTCTTTGGAATGTTTCGGGAACTGTTTCTTCTTCAGGTGCCGGTGCTCCCGGTCCTCCACCAAAATCAGAACCTCCACCACCTAAGCTAGAGAAACTTCCTCCACCACCTCCACCACCTTCAGCAGGTGCAGGGGCTCCTGCTGTTGTTCCGGATGCAGGGTTTCCGTATAATTTGTCAATATTATCAAAGATACCTGTGTGAGTAATAATTGTTGCGGTATTAGTTAATTCAGCACCAACGGCTTTCTCAATTCTTTGTTGTTGTAAATCTAATTTGATTTCCTCATCAGAGAATCCTAATACGTGTTTCTTAGCCCACGATACTGATACCGGAGCAATACCTTCAATTGCAGTAACTGCGTCTTTGTATAATAATATTTTTTCTTTCCAAAGGTCAACTTTTAATAAGTCGGCTTGAGAAGATGGATTTGTAAGTCCCACCGGTTGTTTCTTCAAAACCTAAAAACGCTTTAGGGACACGAAGAGCGGTTAATAATTTCTTTTGAATATATTCGATATCGGCAATCTCAGCTAAGTTCTGAGCTCCCGGTAATGTATCAATTGGAGATGCCGCGGCCGGGTCACGAACCGGAATGAAGTAATCTTGGTCAACCGCCATTTGATTAAATCTCATATCCACGTTACCTGTTTTACCGTCAACAACTTGGTCTCTTTTGAATTTGTTTGCAACACGTTGTACATACGCCTCAACATCTTTGTCATCCATATTACCAACGAATACTTTGAATACACGTCTTTCCGGTGCTCTTGAAGTTCTATAAATCAACATCGCATCTTCAGATAATAATAACTGTTTCCAAATACGTCTTGCTTTTTCTAACATAGACGTACCATATGGAAGTTTTCTGTCATCACCTAATAAACGGAAATGGGCAATCTCCCAAGAGTTAAACTCCATATCTTTAACTTTCCATTTGAAACGTAAACCTTTATTTTCAATTGGTTCTTCAAGGTTTGCTGATTTTGCCGCCATACCTCTTTCTAAACGTTCAATCTCAATGTTTGGTAATTGCATACAACCAATAATACCTTTTTCAGCATCTAATTTTAGGTACACAAAGTTATCGCCATATTTACAAGTATTTCTTGTCCACATAGGTAAGTTTGTATTAACATCTAAAACGTTGTTAAACAAATCGGCTAATATACCTTTAACTCTTTTTGACTCAGAATAAATCTGTAACATAAAACCATTTTGGTCAACCGTGGTTGATTCTTCACCATATATGTCCAACGCTGCTGATATCTCAGGAGTATACTCCATTGATTCATAATCGTAGAATGATGCTAGTCTTGTTGGTTCGTAATAAACGGCTTGGGTATATAAATTACTTTCAATCTTAGTCCATTGGTTGGCTAAGTAGTAAGTTTGTTGTGCTTGTAATTTTTCTCTTTCGTATTCTGCTTGAGAAGTTGTTTTTAATAACTCCTGTTTATCTATTTTATAGACAGGATAATCTTGGCCTAATTGAGCATTAGGACCAAAGGCACTCGATAAACGTTGCCATACCGTCATATTATTATTTTGATTATTTTCCATATTAAAAATCTAAATCTTTTTATCCTTTAATAAATACTTTATATTTGACCACCATCCGAGATATTCCAATTATTTGTTAGATTAGTTAAAATACCTCTACCCGCAACACCTGCTGATGTATAATTTATTGTTCCAAAATTTATTGAAACGTTTGGTTGTACAAATCCAAATGAAAAGCGTTTCTAAACATACCGGTTGCGTTTTGTAAATAACTTACATCCCAATTATTAATACCTGAATCACCACCATTATTAAAACTTGATGCGTTATAGAACATATTTGTGGTATTTATAACTTGACTCATATCCCAATTACTAAGATTGTCATCAAAATTAGTCGCTCCCCAAAACATTAAATTAGTTGCTTGAATCAAGGAAGTATTCCATAAATTAATATTGTTAATAGTTGTTAATGACGTACAATTTCTAAACATATTTGCTAAAGTAGTTACACCATTCAAATTAAGAACATCACTTACTGTTGATAAATCTAAATTAGTACAACTTTGGAATGCGCCACCATTATTATTAAGTCGTAATACACCCCATCGATTAACACTAATAATTTTATCTTTAGATAATGAACTAGTTGAGAATGACCATCCAATTATCACACCTGAAATTGTAACAGTATATTCCCCTGCAAAGTCATACATATGAGTTTTCTCAGGTTGATTCCAAGATGTTATAATATCATTGTTTCCATCACCCCAATCAACAAAGAATGAATATGTACCATTATTGACTAACGGTAATGCAATTGATTCGAAATCATTTGTTGTTACCCATACACTCTCAAATGTTGCCGGTGTTGTTGGTGTAACAGTTGGTGTAACAGTATTTGTTGGTGTAGGACTTTGAGTTGGACACGGACTATTTTCCTCATTACAAGTTGTACAATCAACATATGCCGATGAATAAATTAATGTAGCTTCTTTAATCGCCTCTCTTATAATCGTATAACAATATCCATTTGTTGCCAAAACAACATTACCGATACCATATATCGAAGGTATACTCATAATCTGTTCCTCTAATCCCTCACAACAAGGACTTATATACCAAGTAGTATAATTTGTTGTTGATGTTGGTGTAACGGTCATTGTCGGAGTAGGTGTAGGAGTTACATTACTACCACAATCAGAATCAACACTACATCCCGTTGTACTAACAGTTATTGTACTATCTATTGATGGATAATATTGGGGAACATTTTCAAAATAATAAAATAAACTTAAACTGTTTATTTTATCACTTTTAACACAGAAATGATAAGTTCCCGGAGAAGTAAATTCATATACAATATCACTACCATCACAATTACTATTTTTAGCCCCTTGGAAATAAACCGTATTATCCGGGAAAATTGTATTTTTAATTGCGTTATTTATATCTGTTTGACTAATAACCACTTCAACACATAAACAAGATGGATTCGTTGGTGTAGGTGTAACAGTTTTTGTCGGAGTAATTGTTGGTGTTGGTGTAGGTGTTGGTGTTGGGCAAATTCCTGATGTTGATGATGTCATTACAATTTGTATATAAACCCCAACCCAACTATATGTACCATTACTTATAGGTAAATTTCCCGGATTTTGATTGTAAGCGTAAAAATCTCCCGTATTATCACCTAATACATCAGTATATTCCCATTGATTTGAAATATTATTCCACCAAACAAATCCAATAGGTGTTAAACAATCGTCAAATAATATTTCATAATAATATTTTCCATTATAACTACCTGAACTTAAAATAGTACAACTCCATTCAGAACCTACGGCTTCCGTTATAAGAGTAAAACACATTTCACTTGGTATACTCGTTGGTGTTGGGGTTCTTGTTGGTATTGGAGTTCTAGTTACCGTAATCGTAGGTGTTGGCGTATGTGTTGGAGTTCTAGTCGGTATTGGAGTTCTAGTAACTGTAGGTGTTGGAGTTTGAGTTTTTGTTGGTGTTACAGTATGTGTAGGTGTTGGAGTTGGAGTGAAAGGTACACACCAATTGTTACATATTGTTTGTGATATAATTGTAATCTCAGCCGTAGCACCACCTATACTACCTTTTACACAAGGAGAATCGTAAACT